ATTTCCAATCGAGATAAAAAATATAATTTTGAATTAACAAAGTATTATGTTCAAAAATATAATGGAATTTTATGTTCTATTAGTTGTCTGTTTACTTTATTTTTTGGTTTTACATCATATTTTTATACCTTTTTATTTGGTGCTTGCTTTTCTTTTCTTGGAAATATTGCCATTTTATCTCATAGTAGAATAGGCAATTGGTATAGAAAATTTGTGGCTTACATCATATTTGAAGCTGTCCCTACTTGGGTTTACTGGGTACCTGCTTTAGCTCTTGTTGCAGGTTATTATTTCTTTTGTGTTAAAGGTAAACGTGTTGTGAAAATAAACAAAGATACTGTTCGCGTTGATAATCATGCAAGTGATTATACACCAAAAACTCGGTTTGAATCTGGTATTCATTTAGGTGCAATATTACTTTCTGCTGGGTTAGCTTTTTGTGGTTTTTCTCAAAAAAGTATGGAATATTTTTCAAAATTTTCTGATTTTTTAAGAACCTTTAAGTATCTTCATTATGTTTTTCCTTCAGGATGTTCTAACAAAGATTGTAAATCTCATAATTTGCAAGCTGTGTCGCCATGTTATAATTGTTCAAGCAAGCATAATATGTCTAAAATAGAACCTCTTAAGTTTACTGTTTATGATCTCGCTGCCAAATCTCAAAGGCATATTGATTATTTTTACGAACAGTCATGTGGTAATGAAGGGTCTGATTTTTCAGTTCCTGCATATTTCATGACTTCAAGTGAAACTTATCGTAAGAAATTATGTGCTTTGTTAGCTTTGCGTCATGATGATTTGATTTTACATACAACTGATAAGCCAACCACTTATGTTATTATAAAAGTTGGTATATCTGGTTCTGTAGATTTAAAATTAACTCATGATAAATCTCAATCTGGTATTAAACCAAATCAAATTTCTTTTCAATCTGGCGGCTTTAATAGCAAAAATGAAAGAGAAGATTTGATTCCTGATCCACTTATTGCAATAAATGTTGTCAATCAAGCTGATTATTCTGGGTATTGGCATACTATGCGTGATAAAACGTGTGCATTTAAATCGTTGTTAACGACTTTTAAAATGGATACAGAGCACGGTAGGCTTTACGCTGGAATTGTGTTAGGTTGTGTTGGAATTGGGATAATTGGTGTTTGGTATTGGATGAAAGATTATAATGATGTTGAGGTTGAAACTGTTGATTTGAGTAAGCAGTTATGTCCTAGTATAAAATCTGGGAATAAATGTGTTTATTCTAATTGTCCTTATGATCATGAAGACCATTCTGTTAATAATGAAGGTAATGGTAAAAAAGGTGGTGTCTCAAGGCATCACTGTGATAAACCTATTCGTGAAGTTAGTGATAATCAACTAGATCGACAACGAGAACGTGAATATAAAAACAAAAAAGATTTTTCTGTCGAAATATCTGCAAAACCTAAACCTCGTACTTATGTTTTTTATAATATTACTGATAAAGATGTTGGTAAATGGTTAGCAGAATTGGGTCATATTAATATGACTCGAAATGGTCAGACAGTTGTTGTTAAACAGATTTCTGAATATAAACGACTATCTGAACAAGGATATAAACCTTATGTCACTCGGATGCAAGTTAAAGATGCTAATGTTCCTGTTACTACTTTAACATTTAATGCAACTGATACAATTGGTCCATGGGATGCATCTGCTGGTTGGTATAATATTATTTTTAGTAGAGTGCCTATGGAAGTTTCTGATTATAATCGTGCTGTTGATAATGTTGTTAATGGTGTTGTATGTCCTGTTGGTCAAGCTGCAGATGCATTGGCTCGTTGGGAACCTGATCCTGATAATCCTTCAAAAATGCGTCGTTTAGCTATTATGGACGAAGATACTTATAACAATATACGAATACGTTGGGAAAATAAAAAACATACTCATAATGAAACTGTTGAAGATAATGAATTGTATGTTTATATTCCCCTTGATGTAGATGAAACTCCTATTGCTGATGAGACTATAGTCCAATTAGAAACTCAGCTTGAGAATCAAACTTTGAAGAAAAAACTTGAAACTCTTGTTGATGCTGTTAAAGAGAAAGAGACATTAAATCAGCAAACTTATAAAGTTAGACAAGTTCTCCAACGGACTTTAACTGAAGCTGAAAGATGTTTGGAGCAACCTTTTAATGGTATTATTTCTCGAAATGGAAAGGCCACTAAACGTGAACAACCTGTTTCTGCTCCTGTTCTCATTGATTTAATAAATAAAAAACCTGGTAGTGCCAAAGTTGTTGATAATCATACTTTTGTTGGTAAATATCCCTCTTATGCGGGTAGAAGTGCAAACGTTGGAATTATATATTTGTTGACTTCTGATGACGATGGTCGTCCTGTTGAAAGGATCGTAGGTCATTGTCTTTTAACTAAACAATATGATTTGTCTGTTTCACATGTATTTTATACCTCTGAATGGGGAAAAAGATATGATTTTGAAAATATGCATGTTGAAAATTTAGGTACTAAAGATCGTTATGAATTTGTTCATCCATATATTGATGTGGATCCTCGTCTTGATTTTGCCAGATTATTTTTACAAAAGACAAAGGAGCAAATTGAACGTATTCCTGCATTTAAATTTAAAACTCCACTTTTAGGTGAAGATATTAATATTAATACTGGATTAATTCATACTGGAAGAGTTTTGTCCGAACCTCTTAAAACATCTAAAAACGGATGCCTTGAAGAACAATTATGTGTTTCTGTTAATTATAACTCCGATCATGGAGATTCAGGATCACCTGTTTGGAACACTGATGGACATTGTGTGGGCATACATCGTGCTGGAGACCCTAGAGGTATTAAAAATCCACAAAATTATGCTATACCTGTCAATAACCATTTTTGTGAAGTGGTTAGTGGCATGAATGTTCGGCAACTTGCCGACTTCATGTCAAAAAACTTATAACAACCCACGACATCATAAGTCCGAGTGAAGTATTTCTTCATATTGGTTATGTTGAAAAATTTCAAGTTAATACTAATAAGTATTATATGAATAATGAATTACTTCACTTAGCTTATGATAAACATCATTTTATACCGACAAAACACGGTTTGATGTCTGTAATTCCTGATTATATGGATCATGATAATTCAAAGTATCATGTTACGCATAATTGGTATCCTGATTATCGTGCTTTAAATTTAGCGGATGATGTTATGTTTCGTTTATTTCAAGATAAATTTCGAAAGTGCAAAGTTAAAACTTTTGAAGAAGCCATTGCTTTAGCTGAAAAACATACCTCTGCAGGTTTCTTGTATAAAAAACAAGGTTTACCTAAAAAGGGAGATGTATTTGAAAAAGCTTATGATATTCTTAAGAGCATGTATGATGATATTCGTAGCGGCATTCCTGTCGAAACGGTATTTGAAGTAGCTCCAAAAGTTGAAATTCGCGCTATAGAAAAGTTAATTAATGATGATTACACTAAACGAAAACAGAGAACATTTATGGTCGGAGATGTTCTCTTTTATGTTGTTGGGTTGGCTTTATATTCTGAACAGAATGAAGTACTTATTGAGGATTGTTATTCTCACAAATCTTGGTTTGCTGTAGGTATTTCTATTTTTCATGGCGGATGGGATACGTTGTATCGAATCCTGTCTAAAACATCACAAATTTATGACACTCACGATGAAACTGCAATGGAGTGTTGTTTGATGGGTCACGTTATGCAGTTAATTTATAATATTCGACACTCTTATTTTGAAGGTGTTGATAGAAATATGGCGCTTTGGTATTCCATTAATCTATTCTTTGGGAAAGTCTTGGATCACCGAGGTAAATTATGGTTAAAGTCATTTACTAATCCTTCTGGACAATTAAATACTTTAATGGATAATTGTCTAGCCATGATATTTAAACTTGTTTATCACATATGTAAATCTTGTATTTCAGTGGAACAAGTTTTAAGTAAAATAAATAGCGTGACATTAAAATTATGCGGTGATGATGATATTGTTCCTACATCCCCTGTATGGGATGGAATGATTGATTCATCTTATGAGATAGGTTTTCTTACTAAAAATGAAGGTTTAAATCAAAATATTTCTGAAGTAAAATTTTTAAATTTTGGTTTTTCCTATAATGTTTATCAACATCAATGGACATTTGTTCCTAATTATGATAAACTTTTTTCTGGTCTCTTTTATTACCGCAAGTCGAATTCTTGGCGTCTAACTTTAGCTCGCCTTTTCGCCATGAAAGTTTTGTGTTATAATGATCCTTATTATTATAACCAAGTTTGTGATTATATTGATTATATTATGCAAAATTTTTATGTTACTATGGAATCAGAAACCACCCTTGATTCTATATTACCAATGCATGCATTGATTGGTCAAAATCTCTCTCGTGAGGAAATTAGGGCCCTTATTTTTTCTACAGAGTCTAATTGCGTCCATGGGCGCAAATTAGAATGTTATGCATTCATCAAATCTAATGTCTTCAAACTCATACATGCCTAAATCTAAAGTTAAAAAAGCTCTCAAAAAAGCGATTGTAAAAGCAGTTGCTAAAAAAGTAGCGAAGCCTACTAGACGGATAAAAGGTCATGGAGACTATAGTTTTCTTGACGATCTCAGCGGTGCAGCTGACCTTGTCAAAGGAGTATCCACAGTTCTCGGGCCAGCTGGAACACTCGTTGGTGGTCTTACGAGGGGATTCAAAGCGGGAAAAACCCTTATCAGCGGAACCCCTAATGAAGGAAATGGATTTGTTAATAAAGCAGTTACACGAGGAGCGACCGCACTCGGCGACTTGCTTGCTCCTGGACTTGGGGATTTCCTTGGCAAAGGAGCTTCTTCCTTGGCCAAGTGGATCGGTTTTGGTGATTATAGGCTCAAATCTAATACGATGCTTACAGGCTGTGGAAGACCCAATTTTACATCAAAACCTGGATCAATTAGATTTGCTTGGACTGAATTTGTTAACCCAATTACTTATTCCTCTTCAAACTTCTCCTTACAAAACTATTTGCTTAACCCGGGTAATTCCACGCTCTTCCCCTTCCTCTCAACAATTGCAACAAACTTTGAAAACTTCGAATTCCATGGGTTAATTATGCATTATGACAGCACATCGTCAGTTGCTTTTTCTGGCAACAGCCCTGCTGTAGGCCAAGTAACTATGGCAACTGATTATGATGTTATTGATGCAAATTATGCTGGAATTCGTGAAATGGAAGTTACTTTATTTGCTACTACTGAACCACCATTTGATGATCAGTATCATGCTATTGAGTGTAAGCGTGGAAAAAATGTTATGTCTAATATGTATGTACAACCTTACTCTCAAGTTGCTCAATTTCCTGATGATCCTCGATTTTCATGTCTTGGTAATTTTCAACTTGCTACTTCTGGTATACCATATCCTGGATCTGGTGCACCGGTTATTGGCAATTTGTATGTTACTTATGATGTGACTCTTATGAAACCTCAAATTGCTACTGATGCTACTGCATCTTTTAGTCAACATATGACTGTTAATAACGTGTCTAATGTTTGGAGTGGTTTTCAATTGGTTGCTGTTAATCCTGCAGGTAGCCCAACTATGACATTTTCTATTGCTGGTACTGGTACCAACTCTCAGATGACTGTCACTGTTCCTGCTGGACAACCATTTATTGGACAATATGTTATTAGTATTCAAGGACTTTCTGCAACTAGTTTTTCAGCTAGTTTGCCTGTAACAGGTTTTGGTAGTAGTGGTTCTGTCACTATAAAACCTAATCCTACGTATGCTAGTGCTTTATCATATACTGCTGGAAACAGTACGTATGGTGGTGGTGCTGCTGGTTATGCATGGAGTTCTACTGTTATTTGGAATGTTACTTCAACTACTGGTGGTGGATTGGTTATACCATTACCCACTAGTGCTTCCGGTACATTAAATTTTGACATTTACATTGCTCAGATTGCTTCTGGTTTAACAACCAAAAGAACTAATAGAAATAAATATCAATTAAAAATTGATGAGCAAGAAGAAAAACTACAAGAAATTCGCAATCAAATTGCAACTTTTATGTCTCTTAAAAATGACAAAGGAGTTTCTCCTGTAGTTGTTTCTACATCTGGAATTTATGAGGTTGATGATGAAGAAGAATGTCAAATAGAAGGTCCTAAACAGTTTGAGGGTATAAAGCGATCGCCAGAAATGGATTTCTCTCAATCTGAATCAATCTCAACTTCATCATGTGAATCTGTAATTATTGATACTAATAACTATCCTTTAGTTGTTGATTCTCCTGTTCAAGATTTGGAAATGTTTCGAGCCCGTCGAAAGGTGGATTTAAAACATGCCAATCATGCACGTGTCGCTTGTGCATCTATTGATCATAATGATGAAAACGCTGTTTGTGAGTGGTGCAATGTAATGTTGCCCCTCTTTATGCGTCGTCGATTAAAAGACGGAAAATAGTGAAAATAACACTTAAAAATTTGATATGTTTATTGTTTTGTTTTTTAGCAATGATATATCTTATGGTTTTTATCACAAGGTGATTTCCACATAAAGTTGGTGAC